CGGTATCATGGCGTACGGATACCGGACACTGACCGATCCGAACCAGGATCCAAACTGGATCCAGTTCAGCAACGCTCGTCTCTACATGGCCATCGTGGCCGACGCCGATGCTGTCGGAGAGAACTATGTGTTCTCGCAGATCGATGGCAAGGGTGTGACCATCGGAGCGTTCGGCGGCGCTCTCGCATCGATGCTCATGAACTACTACAACGAGGGTTCACTCTACGGCGAGTCGCCAGATCAGGCCTTTGCGGTCGATACCGGGCCGTCAGTGAACACCCCAGAGACCATTGCGAACGGTGAACTGCACGCAGTGCTGCGGGTCAAGATGAGCCCGTTCGCGGAGTGGGTCAACATCGAAATCGTCAAGCGGCTCATCACCGACATTCTGTAGGAGGTGAACAATGGCATCAAAGGGAGGCCCAACCCGCAAGGACACCTACACCGTGTCGGTGCTCCTGCATCATACGGTGAATGGAGCATCGACCACAACTGACCTCGGGGTCTGGGATGGTCTGACGGGTGGCGACCTCGACTCAGACGAGGCCAAGTACTGGCCGGGTGGCATGGCCCCACAGGTGTCGCTCGGTGGGCATCGCAACCCCAGCAACATCGTGCTCAAGCGTCTGTACCGTCTACAGCGCGATCATGACCGGCTGAACCTGCTCCTGCACAACGTCGGTAGGGGCACCGTCGAAATCCACAAGCTGCCGATGGACATCGACGGGAACACGTACGGCAAACCACTCAACTACTCTGGCAAGCTCAAGCGCGTAACGCCGCCTGAGCATGACTCGACGTCAAGTGACCCCGGCATCATCGAGATGGAGGTCACTCCCGACGGCGATCCAGTCGTCGGCTAATCATGGTACAGATACGGGAGGGAGCACAAGTGTCAAACGATCACCACGAGGAAGCAGTTGATCAGGTAGCCCGGAATCCGCTCATGCAGACGATGATGGAGAGTTTGCGATCTGAGCGGTCGGCCACAACGCCCGACACGGCCGACATTCCTATTCCGGGCTACCACGATCTGTTCGTTGCTCGATACAAGGTCGTGCCCGGACGCATCGTGGCCGATCTGGGCCGTCGAGCGCAGCGGCAGTTCAGTGAAGAGCACGAGCGCAATATCTGGGCGACGGTCGATCTGATCATCGCCGCCAACACCGGCCTCTACTACCGCAACTTTGAGATCGAAGATCCAGAGAAGCAACTCGTGCCGCTTGATCCAAACCACGAGGTCGGCGATCCGGCAGCGGTCGCGGTAACGTACAGCGATCCGGATTGTGCCACCCTGCTCGGAGTCGATACCGAGACGGCGCGTGACCTGGTCTACAAGGTGTTCAAGGAAAACGATACGGCCATCATGGCTCACGGGATGATGCTGAGCCGCTGGATGGCCGATACGAGCAAGGGGGTAGACGCAGATTTTTTGATGAGATAGAGGCCAGTAACGAAATCACGATGGCGGCGCAAGTGCTGCTAGCTGGTCTCGATCCGTTCCGATTACTCAACAGCAGCGATACGGAGGAAATTGGTCTAATGCAACTGATTGCGGCTCGCGCACTAGAGATCCAGATGACGAGAGTCAACGAGGATTTGGCGAACCGCATCGTCAACAAGATCGGAAAGTTGTTCGGAGCTAAGTGATGTCATCCTTCGGCGGTATAGAACAAGACACCATACTGATGCGAGTCATCGCGGCCGGTACGTCCGAGGCCGCTGCTGGCATTGATGAGGTTGCCGCCGCCACGGATCGTCTCAGTGCTGCGGAAGTAACGCAGACCAAGGTCGCTACTCGGCAGGCCGAGAAGAACAGCTGGCTTATGAACCAGATGATGTTCTCTGCTCGCCGGTACGCCTTCTATACAACGACTGCGCTCGGCATGGTCGCTGCCGGCGCGATCTACGCAGGATTCAAATTCGACGCGATGATGCAATCGGCGCAGTTGGCGTTCTCGGGCCTGCTGCATAGCTCGTCGCTGGCGAAGCAAGAACTGACGATGCTGTTCAATACGGCGGCGCACTCGCCGTTCATGTTCCAGAATCTGACCAACGCAACTCGGACGCTACTCGCGTTCGGGATGACGCTGCCGCAAGCGAACGCCGTCCTCATGTCGAGCGCAAACTCGCTGGCGTACTTCGGCAAGTCGGGCGAGTCGCTGGAGAACGTCGCCGCGACCTTCGGCAAGATCAATCAGTCCGGCTACCTGCTCATGCGGCAGATGCGTCAGCTGGTCGTCGCCGGCATCCCGGTGTTCCCGGCTCTGCGCAAAGAGCTACATCTCACTCAGGCGCAGATCACAGAGTTCATGGCCGGCAAGCTCAAGATTCCGAGTGATGTCGGTATTCACGCACTGCTCGCGTACATGAACTCGCGCTTCAGCGACGGCATGCAACGCTTCTCCAAGACCTGGACGGGTCGCTGGACGACGTTCAAAGACTACTCACAGATGCTCATGGGGTCTATCGTCAAAGGCCCGTTCAACTTCCTACTCTCGGGACTGGGCAAAGTCAACGACGCTCTAGCGAAACTGTTTGAGGTCTACCAGGAGCAAGGCCCGAAGGCATTCATCAACGAGGTCGATAAGATGGCGGGTGCGCACGGCCTGCTCGCCTTCGGCATCAATCAGGTCGTCACAGTCTTCAAGAACCTCTGGTCGTTTATTCGGAACAACATCATCCCCACCTTCAAGGTCGCCATCGGAGTATTCATCTTTACGTTCGGTATCATGCTCTGGGCAATCAACACGGTTCTGGGCCCGTTCGCGAAGCACATGAATCTCCTCAAATGGATCATCGACCTCTGGATCATCCGGCTAATCGCTCAGTTCACCTGGACGGTTCTGACAGCAGTCGCTCAGGGCATATGGAATACCGTGATGTGGTCAGGGTGGGTCATCATGCGAGCGATGGTGCTAATGGGCACTATCTGGGAAGGCGTCATCATCGCGCTCGGGCTGGCACAGTGGGCTTTGACCGGCTCGCTGGAATCGACCGAGGCGGCTCTGTTCTTGTTCAAGCTCCAGGTGATCGCGACGGTTTGGTGGACTCGCGCTCTGACGGCAGCCCAGTGGCTCTTGAACTTTGCAATGGATGCTAACCCTGTCGGCATCATCATCCTCGCCTTCGGCCTCCTGATCCTCACGATCTACGAATTGTACAAACACTACCACAATCTCAGGAAAGCGATCCTCGATGCGCTCGCGATTGCGTACATGTTCGCGTTCCCGTTCATCGCTGTAGCGCTCTTGGTGATCAATCACTGGGGTACGGTCAAAAAGTGGTTCTGGGACTTCGCCCACTTCATGGAGAGCATCTGGAACGCTATCGCCAGTATCGCTACGAGGACATGGGGGTTTATCACGCAAGTTGCAAGCGAAGCCTGGGGTGGTCTGGTCAAGATGATCAAGGGCGCGGTCGATTGGGTGATCAACGGACTGAACTGGGTCATCCACAAGATCAACTGGGCGACTGGAGCGTACAATCAGGTGTTCGGCTGGGCGACCGGCAACGTGCCGAAGATTCCTGACATCCCGCTCCTTTCGACCGGCGGTGACATTACGCATTCTGGCCTTGCGATCATCGCTGAGAAGGGGCCAGAGGCAGTGTTCTTGCCGGTCGGTGCTCAGGTGCGGCCGATGGCGAGTCTCGATAAGCACATTGCTGATAAGCGGATGGGACGACCGAAGTTGCAGGCAATCATACCGCTCAGCATTGACGGGAACCAGATCGCACAGTACACGGCAGATATCATTCTCACGACACAAGCTGGGATGGGAGCATGAGCACTGTACCAGGAATCTCACCTACGCAGTTCGTGACGTTCACTAGCAAGAACCCAAACCTGCGTGTGGTGGCGCTCCTCGATGAGGCGACAGCAGCGATCACCCAGGGCTACGGCGGTTGGACTGAGCAGGATCGAGCGCGGCGACGCAGCCTCACCTATTACTCCGGGCCCAAGCCGTTCCGGATGGATCTGCCGATCCTGTTCGACGGGTTCAGCACCGATGACAGCGTTCAATCGTCGGTGACGACTATCGAGAAGATGGCGATGCCATCGAGCTTCAATGCTCCACCGCCGCTAGTGACGATCACCGGTCATGTTCCAGGGACAGGAATCGCCTGGGTGATTGACGATATCACCTGGGGTGAGACGATGCGCAAGATCGGCGGCACGATGGTACGGCAGCACTTGGTTATCCATCTGCTGGAGTATGTCACAACCGATATTGCGAAGGTCAGTGCGACGAAGAAGGTACAGACCAAGTCGAAGCACAAGAGCAAGAACACTCACGAGTGGGTTCGGATCGGCTACGGCTACGCGGTTGACCCGTCAACTGTCTCGGGCTACAACACTACCTACGTCACGCGCGATGGCGATACATTGACGACTATCGCCGCGCAGCAGCTAGGTGATTACGACTACTGGCACGACATCTGCGACATCAACGGATTCCGCGATCCATTCTACAAGTATCCTGGCGGCGTCAAGATGAAGATTCCGGTCTACTGATGTCATCGGTCGCTCATCCGCACGCGGGCGATACGGGGCCAAGCGCTCCGACAATCACATCGAACATCAAGTATCCTCCGATGCTGTCGTCGAATGCAGACTTGTCATCGCTGGTTCTCTACTACGCGGGCAATCCTGAGTACGAGATTCGCGAGAATGTTGTATCTGCAAACATGGATCTCACGACCGAAGGCTCGCATACTGTCACTGTCCAAGTGATGGATCCGAGCCGCAAGCTACTCCGCAGCGGCTACCTCGGGACGCATACCGACATCCGGCTGTTCTATACGCAACATGAGTCCTGGTGGCGACTCATGAAGGTGTCCAAGAGCGGCGAGCAGCTGACTCTCACTTTCGAGGATCGCAACGTTCAGATTCTCAAACAGTTCAATAAGAAGCTGCTCGTAGACAAAGGCACCCTGAACCGATGTGAGTTCGTATGGCGACTCGTCATGGAGGCGCAGACGAAAGCTCCGTTGCTCGACTTCGCTGGCCCATGCGGAGGATCGGCCGCGAGCCGGCAGCGCGTCACCGACAGCCTGGAAGGCATCACGCAGCACCCGAACCCCTACACGCCGGCAGTTCCGTACAAGCCGAGCTTCAAGTTCAACGTTCGCATCAAGGGGGAGAAGCCGACCAAGGCGCAGTTACAGAACATCGATGACATCCTCGCGGTCGGCGCGGGCAAGAAGGCTCGACGCAAATGTCTAGTCGTAGCGATCATGGTCGCCATCGGCGAGTCGTCGATCAACAACTACCCCTGCGTTCAGAAGTACGGCTACTGCCCAGATGGGCCTATCGGAGTATTTCAGCAATTCCACTCTTACGGCTGGCCCGCGAGTAACGATGTCAGGAAGGATGCCGGCGCATTCTTCGATGAATGCATCAAGACGGACAAACAGTACCCGAACATCACCTATGCCGAGCTAGGTACCAAGACGCAGAACTCGGGTTGGAGCTTCAACCTCGACCCTCATACCTATCTCGGCAACTACACAAACTACATCGGCGGCTACCGCACCGAAGCTGAGAAGATCGTTGATGCCTGGGGCTACGGCGGCGAGGACATCACGAAGCACGTCGATCCTGCGCAGCAGGGCAGCGGTGCGACCGTCGGTGCCGGTGACTCGAAAGACCCATTTGCGATTCCTCCCAACTGGTCTCTCGCCTCGGCAGATACCGCTTCACAGCAATGGCATCGCGGATCGCCCAAGAACACGACCGGCCGATCTAACTGGACGAATGAGGATAGCTGGACGTGTATCGAGCGGATGGCGAATGAAGTCAACTGGTACAAGTACATGGTCTGGGATGAACTCAATTTCTGGCCGTCTGACGCTTTCTTCAGTGCCGCTGCTGCCGACATCGAGGAGTTCGCTGATGATGTTTCCTTCATCGACGGAGACTACGACCGCAACAAGCGAACGGGCTCTGTCACGGTCAACACCTACGCCGATCAGTGGGTCTGGTTACCTGGGCAGTCGCTCAACCTCGTCAAGATGGGCCCGTGGGACGGCCTCTGGTGGGTGACAGAAGTTGCATTCAGCTTGATTGGAGATTCATCCTGCACCGTCACTCTCAAGAAACCGATCAAGCCACTGACCGAAACCCAGGCCGAGTCCAAGGGCAAAAAGCCAGCACAGACCATCACCGGTGGAGAGCTACCGGGCACGAAGGGCGGCAAGCCAATCGGTGCAGGCTACTACGATCTGGGCATCGTTATCGAGGGCAAGGCCGCGCTCTGCGATCAGTACATCACCCATCCAACCTCCGGCTACCCGAATCATCCGGCAGTAGACATCATGGCCAACGCTGGCGATCCAGTGCACGCTCCGCAAGACCTCGTGATCGACTTCTGGGGCCATTCTGTACCTGGCTACTCGCTCGCAGCCTACGGGCCGGAAGGCATCCACTACTGGTTCGGGCATCTACAGGACGGCGGTCGGCCGGCACCTGGGAAACATCCCAAGAAGGGAGACATCATCGGCTACGTCTACGATCAGGGTGGCCGGTCTCATGTCCACTGTGGTCTCGATACGCGAGCGGCAGCGGGCTTCGCGCTACAGGGTGGCGACCACTACAATATCGTCTATGCTGATGGCACGATCTGCGATCAGCTGAACGGGAAGAAAAAATGAGTCCACTCTCTGGACGAGTCAAAGACCTAGTCAACCCTAAGAACAACCCGCATCTGGACTACGCAGGCGGGTGGTATGGCGAATTTGCCCACGACATCACCGACATCCGCAACGGAGCGTTTATCTACATCATGGACTTCTCTGATGAACTGATGTGGGGCCCATGTCCGTGGCAGAGCCGGGATACCAGTTCACTGCCGAGCGCAGGCGATCCCTGCGTGGTGCTTTTCGATAACCGGCGACAGCCCTGGGTAGTGGCTTGGTGGCCATTTGCGAACTAAAGACACACTCATTCCGCACATCGCTCTCCCGTTCTCATTCGTCGGCCAAGGGCCGGGAGGCGTCAACTGCAACGAACAGGATTCACTCGATGATGTTTTCGACTGCGTACAAAGTATCGTTCGCTGCCCGAAGGGCTACCGTCCCGAGTTGATGGGGTTCGGTATTGATGATCAGACGTTCAGCGAAGGCGACGCGATCAACTTGGAACTTCTCGCCGAACAAGTATCGGTATGGGAAGCGCGGGCAGATAACCTCTACGAGCAAGCGCCGGATCGGTTCGATGACATGATTGACATCGTCAAGATTCGTGTCGCAAAGATGGGAGGCCCGCAGAGTGCCTAGCTACATTTCGGTACCTATCGACACCGATCCGGACGTTCTGGCAACGGATGCGTTCGAGTTCCTACAGGAGAACATCGTTGGCTGGCTACCTCAGGAAGGCAACTTTGAGGTCTGGCTAATCGAAGCGATGGCGAGGATGACGGCGCAGCTACGCGATGTCACCTCGATGGTGCCTACTTCAATCTTCCGCTACTTCGGCTACACGCTGATGCAAATCTATCCGGTCGATGCTAGCCAAGCGACCGGCTACACCACCTGGACTGCGGCGGACAACGCAGGGTACACGATCCCCGACGGCACCCAGGTGACAATGCGAGATGCGAACGGCACCGATCATGCCTTCGTCACGAACGGTGATGTCATCATCCAAGCCGGTACCACGACGACCGATGCCGGTGAGGTCATGATCACTTCGGTCGATCAGGGCTCGGATACATCTGGCCTTTCCAATCCGGTGACACTGGTCGATGTTCTCGGCTGGGTGACCAGCGTCACGATGGTAGGTCAGACGACTGGCGGCGTCGATGCTCAAACGGATGAGGACTATCTCAATCATCTTGTCCAGCAGCTACAGCTGATGGCGCCGCGTCCGATCCTCGCGCCTGACTTCGCGGCTATGGCCAAGAACATTGGTGGCGTCTATCGAGCTACGGCTATCGACGGATTGGATCCAGCTGTCAACGAGGTTCAGTCGATCACGGTTGATGGCGGTGGCGGGACATTCACCGTTACCTTCAACGGGCAGACGACCGGAGCGCTCGCCTACAACATCACTGCTGCCGCGCTCAAGACGGCGCTGGAAGCGCTCTCCACAGTCGGATCAGGTAACACCCTCGTCACCGGCGGGCCAGGATCACCTGGCGGAGCTACGCCATACGTCATCACCTTCATCGGCGCTCGCGGCGGAACGAACCAGCCTATAATGACGACTACACCGAGCTTGACCGGCGGCGGGGCTCATACTGCTACGGTAGCAACTGTGACCCAGGGATCGGTTGAGCAAACGAATGTCGAGCGCTACGTCACCGTCTGTGTCATTGACGAGAACGGACAGCCGTGTTCCACAGCTATCAAATCTCAGGTCGGCGCATATCTCGACTCGCATCGGGAAGTCAACTTTGTGATCCCGATCATCGATCCGACCTACACCAGCATTGATGTGCAGGTCACCATCAAGCCGGAGGTCGGCGCTGACCCGAACGCGCTACAGACCAATACGGTGCAAGCGATCACGGACTACCTGAGTCCAGCTATGTGGGGCGTCCCTGGGCCGCAGCGCGAGGGTGGCAGCGATCCGACGGATTGGATCTCAAGTAATGTGATCCGCTACTTGGAAGTAGCCCAGGTCATCAATAACATCCCAGGCTGCGCCTACATCGTCAGTCTACAGACGGCGATCCATAACGCTAGCCCGAACGTCGTGGACATCACTATGCCCGGTGACGTCGCTCTGCCGACTCCTGGCTCGATTGTGGTGGCGACTGCATAGTGGCCGCGCCGCAGACTCCCATCCTCGATAACTTCAACCGAGCAGATAGTGCATCGCTCGGAGCGAACTGGACATCGCCTGCTGGCGCAGGGATGGAGGATGTCCTGCGGATCGGTACTAACAATTGTCGAGTGGATCCGAGTCAGAATCCATCCTCATCATATTGGAACACTCTCTACAACGGATCGACCGAGTGTTACATGACAATGCTCGGTACGGGACAGAACTGTCAGCTCATCATCGGTCTGATCGCGGTCGGCTACTTCTACAAGATTCGCAACGACATGAACGCCAACGTGATCGAGATGACGAGATGGGAAGCTGGCGGCGAAGTCCAAGTGCTTTACCAGAACGCCGATCACAAGGGCGGTAGCGCCAATAACAAGATGTGGGTGACGATGACACCAGCTGGCGGCGGCGGCACGACGCTGACACTCTACTTCAGCACCGATGGCGGAGCGACCTGGCAGCTGTACGCAACGACGACCGATAGCAAAGCCTTCCCGACCAGCAGCTACATCGGCATTCGACTCGTCCAGAACGGACAAGTCGATGACTTCGGTGGCGGGACACTAGCTGTACTCGGGCAGGCTGTGCCCGCAATCGAGAATCTGACCGCTCTGCCGCCAACGCCTAGCAAGGCAATGTCCATTACAGTGCCGTCTGGTATCTCGACGCTGACCGGAGTCGGCCCGACCAATAAGGCAGCGCCAGTGATCGCGCCAGCCGTGACGACATTGACACGCGGCGCTCTCAGTGGCAAGATGGCGGTCAATGTACCGTTCGGTACCGAGACGCTGACTCGACTCAGCCCCGCAGGTCACTCCGACATCCCAGCCTTCCCGCCGATCCCAACACCGCCTCCACCGCCTCCACCGCCACCGCCAGACCCGCGCGACGTTCCTGCCATAGATGGGCCGTGGACGTACATGATGTATGAAGCCATGGCGCCACTCACTTGGGCAGACGAGTCGCTGGGCTGGCCGATGCTTTGGTTCTTCAAGGCCATAGCTTACAACTACCACGAGCCCTATGCCTTCGCTGTCGATCCCGGCTGGGAGCTAGCGCTGAACGTTGATGAGGTTCCTAGCTGGTGGCTCAACTGGCTCGCTCAATTTGTCGGCATCCCGGTGATCGGATTCGACCTAATGGAGAGTCAGCAGAAGCGCGACACGATCAAAGACGCGCCAGGTTGGCATCGTGGTACGCTCGACGCGATGATCAAGGCAGCAAAAGCTACACTCTCGGGTAGTCAGACCGTGATCTGCTACGAGCGCTATGATCCCAACTTCGCCGGTCAGGATCGCGCGTACCACATCACGTTCATCACCTACCAGTCTGAGACGCCAAACCAGAATGTGACACTAGCAGCGCTCATGGCCGCTAAGCCGGGTGGCCTTCAGCTGAGCCTGCTCTCGCGGGCCGGTCAAATTTGGCAATGGCTCCGCGATCACTACCCGCCGACTACACAGCGCACTTGGGCCCAAGTCAAAACCGAGTATGCAGATTGGGAGCACGCTCGCGACGTCACCTACTACTAGGAGGGGCAAATGGGACAGACGGCACGATGGGGCTTGCGGTATCCGGAACTCACTGACAACGCGGACGGCCCGCTGGCCTTCAAGAACCTGGCATCCGACCTCGACAACGTTGCGATGGACGACCAAGGTACCGTCGCGACGATGCCGCCATCAACGGCGCAGACGCCGGGGCGCAAGGGTCGCTACTGGTTCGCCACCGATCAGAGCATCCTTTACCGCGACAACGGATCAGGCTGGGATCCAATTACGTCGAGTGCACCGGTCGATGGCGAGGCAACCGTGCCATCGCTGCGTACGCTTGGCACCGGCGGTCACCAGGCTTGCGCCGGCAACGATCCGCGTCTCAGTGACCAGCGTGTACCGCTCGACCAGAGCGTCACCAAGCCGAAGCTCGATCCGCATCTGGTGCCTTCTGAGTCAGCAATTTCAACTGACGAGGCGATCCGCGCTCTCGGGCTCAACGCCGGCAACGCAGCACCAGGCGTTCATCACACTCAGCACGCGCCTGTCGGAGGCGATCCCATCGACTACTCGCTCGTCCATCTACGTGGTACAGCGGTACAGATGGCGTCCGCGAACCCAGCCAATTCTCCGTACTGCTTCTACATCCAGACGGACACCGGTGACATCTATCAGTCGGACGGCACGCAATGGATCCGCATCGTCATCGGATCGCTGCGCGCCGCGCAGTATCTCCCCATCGCCTCGTTCCCGCCGGCAAACCCGTCGGACGGCTTGGAGGTCTACATCAAGATCGACCAGCGCACCGTCTGGCATGTCCGTTACGAGGCAGCCGAGGCGACGCAGTACAAGTGGAAGTGTATCGGTCGTCAGGAGCCGATGTACGCCAATCAGAGCGGCGCGGTGCCGCTGCCTAGCTCGGCCAGCCCGGTTGCACAAGTGGTATTGCCGCGAGCAGGCGAGTATCGGCTGGAGGCAGGTGGCGTCTTTGACCGTGGGAATCCGTCCAACTCTGGTACGCATGTCAACCTCGGTACGGGGATCGGCGGCATGCAGGGCATTCAGGGCGAGGGCTGGCTCGACGGTACCGGCGGTCACACTGCCCAGACGGTCACCGTAGACAACGACTATGTCCCGGCCACGGCTGGCCAGTCGGCGGCAGCCTACGCCTACGGCACGACGACGCCTGCCGATCCGTCCGCGCCGGTCAACATCATCAAAGCCTGGGTCAAGGCGTATCCGCTACGCCTCGCGTAGACCACTATTGTTTGTAAAGCATTCAATTCGTCTAGTGGTTTCTCTCGTAGGGGGTAAACTTACCCGTCCTCGGGCTAGGACGGATTGTAAGACATGTTTCTCAAATGTCTCGGACGGGCTCTAGGTACCGGCCGCGACCGTATAACTGCGTACATCAGTCGATTCGGCCGGTCGGCGGCGGCGCCACCATTTCGCTCGTAGCCGCATCCATGTAGCGGTCGTAGCTGTCTTGGCGCCAGCGAGGGTTCTTCATGACCGGCACTTCTGTGTGGAGTAGATCGTTGAGCCCCGCTGCCGTCAGAACGAGGTCGGCAGTCCAGAGGCCAACATATTTCTGCTCCGTGCCTTTGAGCAGGGAGTAGATACGTCGCATATTGATCCCGAGTCCAGCAGGGTCGAGGATGCGGCATCGATGAGCGAGGTAGGCTTGAAAGGTAAGCTGTGCATTGCGGTGCATGCGCTGCCTTTTCCAGTCTGTGTTCTGCTCTGGATGTAGAGCATCGTAACGGTATTGTGCTGAGCGGAGAACTCTCGCCAAGTCCTCCGCCAGCACTACTTCCGGCTCGCCTGTGCCTTGCCTACTACTCACTCCAAATCGACTCTCCTGACATACAGCTGCGGTATGCAGGTTGTGCGAGCATCCTCCTCTGGGCTGTTGAACTTGACCCAGACGGTGCCTAGCTCGTCCTTGAACCAGGTCACCTTGCCATCTGCCGGATGGAAGTCGAACTCATCCGTGTAGAGCGCGATCACTCCTTCCAACTCGATCTTGTTGGGATCGGGGATCACTTGATCTGGAGGCTCTTGTGCGGCTTGTACCGGCGATTTTCCTCGATTGCGTACGGAAGGGTGCATTGTCCCTCGACTTTCTCCCAGCCCTGGAACTCACAGACGTGAGTTTTCTCGCACGTGATCTTGACGTAAGGCGCGAGCCATGGATGCGCCTCTACCAGTAGCCGTCCCATCTCACGGACGGTATGACAAATCTCCCACTGGAACATCGAACAGGCGCGGTAGGCATAGACCGCCAAGAACTCACGAACGGTGTACTCGCACATGATGTAGGTCGAGGTGCCTTCTGGTAGGATGAAGCGGGCGTCCTGGTAGCTGATGTCTTGGGCGCACGCTGCCGAGTAGGCTTCGTGGCAGGCGTTGATTGCCCGATACCAAGCGTCCCGAACGTGATGATTACGCCACACAGACTCCGGCATCCGGACATTCGGGTGCACCCCCATCCAGCTAGCTCGTTGGCTTTGTTGGTGGAACGCTGCCCGACGCGACCGAACTATCTGATGCGTCGCCGTACGCGAGACGCCCTGAACTTCAAAGACGATGGTCTGGGACTCAAGGGCGGTTTGTAGACCGCCCTTGAGCATTTCCTCCCAGCCCTCATCGTCATCGTCGGCTGCCTCGATGTCCAGACCGATCGTAGCCATCTGGGCCTTCTTGAGTACGCGGGCGAAGTCCCTTTCATTGATTCCCTGGACGAGCCGCACCTTGATGTCGTCGGTACCGACATCGATGTGGCCTTGGTCAAACGGGCTGACGTGGGTGCCCTCCTGATTCTTGGAGTGCCGATTGAATGCTACATCCCGAGTCAGTACGTTCTCAGAGAAGTCCGATGGCTCACGGCTGGTCGAGTAGTCGTATCCATTGATGTCGATGGGGTGGCGCACGGTTTACCCCTTCTCCGCCATGATGCGCTTGCCAGCGGCGGTACGAGGTTGAGGCGCAGCGTTCCTGATCGCCGTCGAGACGCGCGGCCTGACGATGATCTTCGGCGGAATCGCGGCGTCCAGCTTGCGCTCTGATCCGTCGAACGGGTTGCGAACAACTGTGCCCTTCTTCTTGCCGGCGCGAACGCGGTACTGGAAGCTGACGAAGCCGGGGATTTTGACCTCGTTCCCTGACTTCAACTCCTCCTGTACGTTGCTGATCACCGACCTGAGCACGTCTAGGGCCAGTCGCTTGGTGATGCCACAATCGTCAGCGACTATATCGGCGAGTGCTCCGAGTGTGTTCACTCGTTTGCTCCTTTCTAGCAGCTGTATCCTCCCCCATACCAGGGAGAGTGATCCCTGCCTCCGTGTGATAACTGCCACGCGGAGGATACCTGGTACACGGGATCGTGTGTCAGGCCCCAGTAGCTGTACTGTGGATGACCGAGGAATTGGAACAGTCCTGCCGCGCCCGATGAACTGTTGATGGCGCCCGGATTGAATCCGCTCTCTCGGTTGACGACGCAGAGTGCCCATTGCACAGCGTACGATCCCGCTCGTGAGAATCGTTCGATGACCAACCTGCGCGATAGGTACTTCATCTGCGAGGTCGCGCATCCGTAGCACGACCCTTGGATGCCCCCATGTAGCGCAACGTACTTCGCTTGCGCGTGGAGCGAACTGAACGTGCTCGGCGTTGCGATATTGGTGCTCAGTAGGGATAGACCTGCCAGCACCACTATCATGGCGCAGAGTCGCCTCATGAACCTCCTGTCCTAGTAGTTCCCAGATCACATCTGCCTCCGGAGCGCTCGCTCAATCCCCCACGTATGCCGGCGGCAGGTACATCCAGGCTTACAATACACCTTCTTGGGCGTGTGCTTATTACACCTACATCCATCAGAACACTTATGCCCCTCCTTCCCTTTGAAGTGTATGGCATTGTGCTCGGCTCTCGTCACAGGAATGACATGCTGCGGATTAACGCAGTTGCGATGTGAGCACAAATGATGCAGGTGTTCTGATGGAGTCAAGTGTCGTATGAGAAGATCGTATGCGATTCGATGTGCTTTGTAATACTTACCTTTGCATTTGAATACGCCGTAACCGTATCCGTCTAGGGTGCCTGTCCAGAACCAGCAGCTTGAAGTTTTATTGACCTTCTGCCAGAACCGATTAGTCATCTCTGAGCACCCACATCTTGGATACTTGAATCTCTCTCGCGCTACGGAATCCGGGCTTCACCCCTCTGACTAGAACAATATCATCGTTCGGTTTGAGTGCCCAAACCATGCGCTTGAATCGCGGGTAGATGTACCTATTGACTCGGATACTAACGATTTCTTCTCCGTCGTATCCGGCCATGAGAACCCACTCATTCAACTCCGGGTTTTTGATCTGCTCTGGATCTAGCTCCTCGCCCCGTGCTCGGTTGACTTCAAATATGTCCCGAAGGTTCCGGTGCAGGATGATTCCGATCCAGCAGATGGCGGTGTCCTTGCCTCGCTCGTACGGAATCTCCAGAGCGTTGTGGGTAGGAGTCGGCAGGCCCAACGCGGGCAGGTCGCCCTTAGTCTTGGCCAATCGGCGATCCAAGACGTATGTGCCGAATGGATCCTCCTTCTCCACCCAATCTGTAATCTTGTCAACTGTCTTCTGTCCGAAGCCGGTCACCTTGATGAGATCGGCCCAGGTCGTTAGCTCGTTCTCCTCGCGAGCTTCTATGATCGCGGCTGCCTTCGATTCTCCGATGTTGGGCAGCTGAGTGAAACCGGCCACGAGACGATTGCCTCGACCGGCCCAGGTAATGCCCGACTCGCGAATGTTAGGCGGTACGACTTTGAAGTTTCGCCCATGTTTGCGCGCGTCACGGAGCATGACAACAACTGGGTCAAGTTTGGCGCGGCTAACCGCAGTAGCCTTTGGGTTTGCGCTGCTACCTCCTCCACTACCAGAAGAGACTCGACGCAGAGCGGCAGGGAACCAAGCTTCCGGGTGATGCCTCTTGAACCACATGTCCCACCAGGCTCGCGTCCCGTAGCTCGCGGAGTGCGCGGCGTTGAAAGCGTAGGAGCCAGCCGTGATGCACTCGCCCCAGATTTGTTCGGCTTCGTCCACTTCCATTGGATGATCTCCCAGGCGCTCGGGGATAGTACGGGAGCCCCTAACAAATTGATCCTTGTATCTGTTGAATGCCTGGTCGCCGTGTTTCTGTGAGATGATCTTTCTGATCTGGGCCGAATCCGTCCAGTCGAAGTCTCCAATCTCACGAACAATTCTAAGGATTTGCTCCTGGTAGACAATCTGGTAGTATGTCTTGGCCAGGATGCGTTCCAGCGCGGGGTGTACAGTTCTAGGTTGAATGGATCCGCGCTTGATATCAATATACATCTGCGCTGCGCCGTTGTGGAGTGGCCCAGGGCGAGCCAGGGCGGTAATGTCGCAGACTTCTTGAAGAGTGTCCGGACGGAGCGACCCATTGAGTGAGCGTACAGCGCGACCGTCAAATTGAAATATTCCGGTAACGTCGTTGGCATGGAATCCACGGATCACCTCCGGGTCATCAGTCGGGATCGAGTACAAGAATTTGGTCGGCTCGCCTATCGCTCGGCAGCAATCAGCTAGCTGGTCGAGCTTCGTCAGTCCCAGGAAGTCGAGCTTGAGTAGCCCGAGGTATGAACAATCGTACTTGTCTACCTGAACGACCTGCGTGTCCGCGCCACGTACCTTCCGCGTCACGACGGGCACAACCTCGCTGAGCGGGCCGTTCGCGACTACTATGCCGGCCGCATGGACGCCCATCTGTCGAGCGTTCCCCTCCAGCAGCGTAGCCTTGGTGATCTCAGGATGCTTCTCGACTACAGTACGCGCCTGGTCGAATTGCTCGATAGTATCCTCGATGGTCGCGCTCGCGCGCAGATCGCCAGATGACCGCTCGATGAGGACTTCTTTGAGCGGGTCTAGCTCGTATTTGGGAATCTGAAAAGCGTGGGCTACGTCGTCCAGAGAGTTCTTGGCCTTGTACATCGTGAAGGTCGCGATCTTCGACACGCAATCGCTGCCGTAGCGCTGGGCTAGATATTGATCCACTTCACTTCGGCGATCACTCTCGAAATCAATGTCGATGTCAGGTAGATCGACACGGTTGAGATCGATGAATCGCTCGAAGATGAGATGATCATATTTGAATGGGTCAAGCTCGGTGATCTGGAGGAGCCAGCAGACGACGCTAGCGACCGCTGAGCCTCGCGGATCAGCAGCAATGCCTTTAGCTTTTGCGAAGCGCATTGCGTCCGCGACAATAAGAAAGTAATCAATGAAATCCTTCCCTTCGATGATCGACATCTCATACTTGACGCGATCCGCGTACGCCTGGCGCTCGCGATAGGGCAGCCTATGCAGCCCGCGTAGGCGCCAGCCCTCGCGGAGCCAGTCCCAGGCTAGCTCGTGAGGAGTTCGGCCGTCGTCACCTATGTACCGCACCATCGGTAGCTTCGGCAGGGTTACGTTGCACTCCTGCGCAATCTCCTCGGTCGCCAGGATCGCTTGGATCGCTTGCTTACGCGGTATCCCGGTTGCGATGAGCTTGTACAGCAGTGTCCGGTCATCGACCGGCGGGCAGAGGTCGGCGTTGTATCCCCAGTTTCGTACTTGCTCCTCTAGCGTCAGCTGTTTGCCAGGTCGGACGTTATGCAGAATTTGCTGGAGTTCCTTCTCCGTCGGGATCGTGTAGTGGCAGTCGAGCGTTGCTACGAGAGGTACTCCAACTTGGCGAGCAATCTCCGCAAGCGCCTCATTCGCCACGCGCGTATCGCGCAGTTCGGGAAACGCTTGAACCTCAATGTAGTAGCTGTCTCCGAAGATTCGCTTGAATCTCTGGGCGACAAGCTTAGCTCGCCGGAAAGAAGCATGCTCCCTGGCAATTCCTTTTCCACCCATGAGACTAGTGAAGAGGAGAGAGCCCTGGCAACCGCTAAGGATGACGAGTCCAGAGGCTTGGGAAGCCAGATCGCGACCGGATACTGTTGGGTGATAGTGGAATCCTCGACCATTAGAGCCTGTGACGAGGCTGAGCAGATTCCGATACCCAACCTTCGACTTTGCAAGGACTGTAAGATGGTTCTTCGTTTGCGCACGCCTCTCCTCATCTATCGGGCCGCAATAGAACTCACAGCCGAATATAGGTTTGACACCTTCCTTCGTAGCCGCTTGCTCAAACTTGACGTGTGAGGCGAGATTCCCATGCTCTGTAAGGGCAAATCCCTCCATACCAATTTCGGTTGCTCGTCTGGTATGTGCCTCGGGCAGCGCGTACCCATCAAGGAAACTGTACGTCGAGTGATGATGAAGGCTGTGAAACCGCATCGTGGACACACGCCGTGGTACCCTCGCTGTTCGT